GATCTGACTACGGATACACCCGGCCTACTCCCAACTCCCGTTCTCGGACCTACGTTCATTGGAAAAAACTACGTGGCACCGTTCCTCACCGAAGTGGGAACCCGCGCCATGCCAAACGGTCAAGGTAAGAGTTTTATTCGCCCGGTGTTCACGCAATACACCACGAGCGGAACCCAAACCGAGGGCCAACCGGTCAGTTCGCAAAAGGCCACCATTTCGGCTCAGACGGTCACACGGTCAACCGTGGCCGGCGGCGTGTTCTTGTCCCAACAGGACATTGACTTTACGGACCCGGCGGCACTCGAGGCAATCCTCAACGATTTGGCCGGCGAGTATCTCATCAAGGCCGATGACATCGCGGTGGACGCGTGCGTGGCCGGTTCAACGAACCTTGGCCAATGGGACGGAACGCCCGAGGATTTGATTTTGTTCCTCTACGGCGCGGCCCGTGACATTTCCAACGGAACAAACATGTTCCCAACCCACATCGTTATGGGGCCGGACACGTGGGCAAAAATCGGTTCGTTGGTTGACGCGGACAACCGCCCGGTGTTCCCGGCCATTGGTTCGGCCAATTTGTTGGGCACCAACACGTTGGGCGCGGGTAACGTCACCAATTGGTCAACCACCAACCCGTTGGGCCTCCGCACGATTGTGGACTCGAATTGCGCGGCTAAAACCGCCGTCGTGTTCCACGGCCCCGGCATGGAGATTTACCTCAACACACGCGGCATTATGAGCGTGGAGGACCCGGAACTCTTGGGCCGTAATTTCACCTACTACGGCTACATTGCAACGTTCGTCCCCAAGGCAACATTGCTACAAAAAATCACTTGGGTGTAGGCAGTAAGGCCACATGGCCACCTACACCATTGTTTCCAAACAGATAACCGCCAATTATGGCGTGGTGTCCACGCTCACGGCCAACGAAATAGTGGTTGGTCAATCGTTCACCATTTCAGGGTTGGCCGGGTTCAACGGAACATACGTGGCGGTGGCGTTGCCACAATACGCGTACATCGGAACCGATACCTACGGTTCGTTGGTGTACGACACCAACGTTATGGTGCCCAACCAAGTGTTGTTCGCGTTGACTGCCTCGGACATCGAGCGCACGACGGCCACCGGCACGATTACCTACACGTTGACGTGCACGTGGATTACGAACGCCGACGTGGAGGATTGGCTCGGGTTCACCGTCACCAACCCGTCAAGTGACCACGATTTGTTGACCATTGCCACCGCCGCGTCGAACGCGTGGTGCTACCGAAAACGCGCCGAGGCCGGCTATTTTGACTCATTAACCACGGTGCCGTCCCAAGACGTGCGTTTGGGTGCCATTATGTACGCGGGCGCGTTGTACCGTGAGCGCGGTTCCATTGACCAATACGCGTCGTTTGACCCGTTGGCCACCGGCACGGCCACCGGGGGTTCCATGGGCCAGATAATGCGACTATTGGGTGTGAATAGGCCGGCCATTGCATGACGGCCACCGTAAACGCGTTCAAACTCGGCTACGACAACGTAGTGGACAAACTCCAAACGATTACCGGGCTACGGGTGTTCGATGACCCGCGAAACCTCAACCCGCCGTGCGCGTTGGTTGACGCGCCGCTAATCCGCATGAACTCCAACCTCGTGTTTGACATGACGTTTACCGTGAAAATAATCGGTATCGGCCCGGGGGACTACAAATGTTTGTCCACGTTGTTGGAACTATGCGATTTGGTACGCCGCGCACAAATCGGATTAACGGACGTTCGGCCCGCCGTAACCACTATTGGTTCCCAAGAATTCGCTAGTTACGAACTCACCATTGGGGCTAAGATAGGCCCATGACCACCTACACGGTTCGATACGCGTTCGGGGAACACGCCGCCGGTGACGTTGTGGAGTCGGAACAATTCACCGACCACGATTTGGCGTACTTGTTGGCCGTGGACATTTTGGTGGCCCACAATGACACGCCCAAGGCTAAGAAATCTGCTAAAAAGGTAGTTAGCGAGAACGAGGAGTAACCCTTATGGCCATGCCACAAACCGTCTATTACAGTGCACCCGAAGTAAAAATTGGTGCCGCGTCGGGTTCGTCGGTGGACCTATCGGAATTCGCCAAGAGCGCGGTTCTCACGCGTCAGGCCGACGCGTTGGAATCCTCGAGCATGGCCTCCCGCGACAGGTTCTACCAAGCGGGCATGAACACCAACCAATTTGTGGTCACGTTCAATCAGTCATACGAGGCCGCCGAGGTGTACGCCACACTCGCGCCGTTGGTTGGCACGCAATGTTACGTGGAGTGCACACCCGTAGACGGCACCGGCGTTGGCGCAACAAACCCGAAATTCAGTTTGACGAACTGCTATTTGGAGGCCATGGACGTGTTGGCCGCCAACCTTGGAGAATTGGGCGAAGTGCAATTGACGTTCCAAGGCGGCACCTACGCCGCCGCCACGTCGTAATCCCGTAACCGACGGCTAGCGACGTGATTATCAAATGGTCCGTTCCGATTGCGGGAACAACGCTCGAGGTAGAAACGCGTTTCGTTGACGTGTTGAATTGGGAACGCCACACCAAACGTTCCATGCAACAATTGACCACCGACCTACGCGGCCAAGACATGGTTATTTTGACGTGGTACGCAATCCAACGCAACAAAGGGCCGCACTCGAATTTGTCGTTGGCCGACTACGAGGCCACGTTGGACGGGCCGCCGATGCCGGTTGACTCGGGGCCGGTAAACCCTACGGAGGCGGCTACCGCCGCCGACTAGCCGAAATCTTGGTGGCAACCGGGTGGTGGCCGTCAAACGTCGAATTTGACGAATACGACATGGCTACCGTGGTGGACGTGCTCAACAAACAAAACCGCGCCATGGAACGGGCCTCCCGTGCCCGTTGACGTGAACGTGGGCGTTGTGGGCCTCAAAGACGCGCTAAAGACGCTCAACAAGGTTGCACCGTCGTTACGCCGCGAAATCACCAAGGATTACAAACAAATTTTGCAACCCGTGTTGGCCGAGGCCCAAGCACGCACACCGACCATTGCCCCGGTATCGGGAATGGAATCCTCGGGTTGGAAATCGTCTAGCGGGTTGCAAATACTGCCCCAAGGCGGTTGGAACGGTGCCAAGGCCCAAAAGGCGATACAACCCAAAATCAGTACGCGCCGCGTAAAAGAGTTTCGCGGCCAAATGGAGAACGTGGGTACGTTCCGTTTGGTGTGGAAAGGTTGGGCCAACACGGTGTTTGACATGGCGGGCCGCAAATCGTCGGGCAACCGGGACGTGTTTAGCCGCGTCGGTTCGCACGGTAGGCGCGTAGGCGCGGTTGGTGGCCCGCATTTGTTGGCGATACTCCAAGGCCGTTACGGTGGCGCGTCACGCACGATGTGGCCGTCCTACGAACGGACTAAAACGCACGTGGACCGAGAAATGGAACAATTGGTGGAACGCGTAATGCGATTGGTTCAAGAGGAATTGGCGAAACCCTCGAGCGCGTAGAACTACGATTGACCCATGGCGATTTCCCTACCGATTGTTTCCGAGTTTGACGGAAAAGGGATTAGTTCGGCAATCCAAGAATTCAAACAATTGGAGGGTGCCGGGGCCAAGGCCCAATTTGCGTTGAAAAAAGCGGCGGTTCCCGCCACGGCGGCCATTGCGGGTTTGGCGGCGGGTTTGGGTTTGGCCACAAAGGCCGCAATGGAGGACCAAGCGGCCCAAGAACAATTGGCGGGCGTATTGCGGCGTAGCGCGTTGGCAACCGAGGAGGACATAGCCGCCACCGAGGAATTCATTACCGCGCAATCCCGTTTAACGGCGGTGGCCGATGACGAACTACGGCCCGCGTTGGCCACGTTGGCCAACGCCACGGGTGACGTTACCTATGCCCAAGATTTGTTGAAAACGAGCCAAGATTTGGCGGCGGCAACCGGAAACGATTTGGCAACCGTAACCGACGCAATGGCCAAAGCGGCAAATGGTCAGACGGCGGCCCTAGCCAAATTGGACCCGTCACTCAAAGGGTTGGTTCGTGAGGGCGCGTCATTCGAGGACGTGTTGGTGGCGTTGACGTTGCACCAAGGCGCGGCGGCGGACGCGGCGAACACCACCGCCGGCAAAATGAAAAACCTCCAAATCGGAATGGACGAGGCCAAAGAATCCATAGGTGCCGCGTTGTTGCCCGTGGTTGAAAAATTCATCGGAATGTTGGTTCCCTTGGCGAATTGGGCACAAGAAAACACCACCGTGTTTTTGGTGTTCGCCGGTGTAATCGGCGGGTTGGCGGTGGCGGTGCTCGCGGCCAATGCGGCCATAAAAATTTACAACGCCACGTTGGTGATTGCCAAGGCGGCCCAAGCGGCGTTCAATTTCGTTATGGCGGCCAACCCCATTGGTTTGGTGGTAATCGCATTGGCGGCGTTGGCGGCGGCGTTCGTCGTTGCGTACAAGAAATCTGAGACGTTTCGCGAAATCGTACAAACGTTGTTTGACGCGGTGAAAACGGGTGTGGAATTCTCACTCAACGCCATTAAGACGTACCTCGAGTTCGTGCTTGGTGTTTACAAAACCGTGTTCAACACCATTGCCAAACTATGGAACAACACGATTGGCAAATTGTCGTTCAAATTCCCCGATTGGGTGCCCGGGTTGGGCGGTAAAGGGTTTGACGTGCCGGACATTCCAATGTTGGCGGACGGCGGAATCGTCACCAAACCCACGTTGGCGATGATTGGTGAGGCCGGACCCGAGGCCGTAATCCCATTGAACCGTGGCCGCGGCATGGGCAACGTCACCATAAACGTGTATTCCACGCTCGCGGACGCGACACTCCCGGACAAAATCGTTAACGCGCTACGGCAATACAACCGGCGTTCGGGTGTGATTGACATTCAGGTGGCCTAAATGCCCGGTGTGGTGTCTAGCGCGGGTGACTACACGGTGTTATTGGACACCGGGTGGGACGCTAATTCGTTCCGTCTAGATGACCCGCTAAAAGGGTTATTGGATAATACGGAATACACGCTCGGCCCCAACACTCAATACGCGGACATAACGGATTACGTCACGAGCGTTAATTACTCGAGGGGACGTAAACAAAAGTATGACCAATTTGGCGCGGGCACAATGTCGTTTGTTCTCAATGACCAATTGGCGGGCGGAATCCTCAACCCCTACGACACCAATAGTCCGTACTATGACCCGGCCAACAACCAACCCGGTTTGGCACCAATGCGGCGAGTAAAACTATTACGCGAAAACACGGAACTATTCGTGGGTGTGGTGGAATCATACGATTACGAATACAACCTAGACAGACAAAATTTGGTCCAAGTCAAGTGTGTTGACGATTTTTGGATTTTGGCCAATTCGTACATGGACGCGTTTAACCCGTCCGCCGAAACGTCCGGCCAACGAATTAACACCGTGTTGGCGTTGCCCGAGGTGAACTACACGGGCACAACCTCGATTGCCACGGGAACCGTCAATTTGGGCCACGACGCCGCCTACACCGTTGCGTCGGGCCAAAACACGTTGGCGTATCTGCAACAAATAAACAACACCGCCGAATTCGGGCGTTTGTTCATGGACCGTTCGGGCACGTTGACGTTCCAAAACCGTATCGGCCAGACGCTTAGCGGCCCCGTCGCGTATTTCTCGGACCAAGGTTCAAACTACAAATACCGTTCACTCGGTATTCAATTTGACGCTCGAGAGGTAATTAACCGTTCGGTGGTAACGGCATTGAACGGCACCACCGGCACCGACTCGGACACGGCTAGCCAAACCGAGTATTTCGTTCAAACCCAAGACGTGCAACAATCGTTGTTGCATTTGACAAGCGAAATTGACGAGGCGGCAACCTATTTGTTGGCCCCACAACCAACGCCACGGTTGACGGCCTTAACCACGAATTTGTCAATGTTGACCGAGGCCCAACGCGATACGGTGGCGTTAATTGACATTGGGGACACCATACGAATTGAGGTCAACGTCGAGGGCTACGGAACCATAGATTCCGAACTATCCGTGGAGGGCATAGACGGCGAAATAAGCCTCAACGGCGGCCACACAATCACGTATTACACGTTGCAAACCGTAATCGTCTATTTGTTGGTGCTAGATGACCCGTTGTACGGTGTCATGGATTCAACCAACGTGTTGGGTTAGGATTGCCGCATGGGTGCCAACGCACAAACAACCGTCCCAACGTTCACGGCGAACCAAGTATTGACGGCGGCCCAAGTTAACCAAATCAACACGGGCGTTCCCGTGTTCGCGGACAGTACCGCGAGAACGGCGGCGTTCGGCGGTAGCGGCGAAAAAGTCTTGGCCCAAGGCCAATTGAGTTACCTCGAGTCAGACGGAAAAATCTACGTTTACTCGGGCACCGCGTGGGTTAGTATCTCAAGCGTGACAAACGTAGCCGCGTTTACTGCTAGCGGAACATGGACCGTACCCGCCGGTGTCACGTATGCCGTGGCACACATTAGGGCCGGTGGCGGTGGCGCGGGACGAACGGCGGGCGGTGCCGGCGGAACGTCAAGCGTGGCGTTCGCTAGCGGCACCGTATCGGCCACGGGCGGCAACGGTGCCGGTGATAACACAAATTTTGGTGACATTAACGTGGCGGGCGCGGCAAATAGCGGCCAAGGCGCGTACCACATGGGTGGCCTAAACACCAATGACCAAAACTACGCGGGCATTGGTGGTAATGGTGCCTATGTTGTGGCGGGCGCGGCGGTTACGCCCGCCGCGTCAATCACCGTTACCGTTGGCGCGGGTGGTACTGCCGGCGGCACGGGTTCGGCGGGCGGTAGCGGCTACGTGTGGATTGAGTACCAAGTATGAGCGAACGCACGGTAGCCATTGTTGAACCAAACGTAACGAACGGCGTTGTGGTTAACGTCGAGGTTGTGCCCTCCGATTGGGTGAACAATGACCCGGAACATTTGATTGAATACACGCCAGAAAACCCGGCGGCCATTGGTTGGGCCGTAATTGACGGCGTGGTACAAGTACCGCCGCCGCCATTGCCGCCGTCACCCGATGATGAATAACGCGCAATTACAAACCGCCGACCAAACTTTAAAAGGCGCGGTAATCGCATTAGTTACCTACGTGGCGTACAAATACGATTTGGACATGGAATTGGTGGCGTTGGCCATTCCCGTGGTATCGGGTGTTATGGCGTGGATTTCCACCAAGATAGGCAACAAACAAACCGCGTGCCTATTCGTCAGTAAAGACGAAACCACCAAATAGTGCCCGTTTACAAAGTCCCGGGCTACTCGGTGGTTTCGGGGCCGTTGGCCGGTACTACCGAATGGGCACGCCAAGCGGCCATTACATCGGGCGGCGCGTTGTTCCACAACGC